TTACTCCTACTTGAGACGCTTTAATATTTCCATTTACATCTAATTTAACAGAAGGATCAGTTGTTGCTATGCCAACATTTCCAGCAGTATCTACTGTTACTTGAGCAGTTCCATCTTTAGCAATTTGAAAATCATTTTCTCCTGCGCCAGCAAATGTTCTATTTAATATAAATTTATGGTCTTGATTAGAATCACTGTCTTGATCTGCGGTGATAGTGCAATCATTGTCAACTACATGGAATTGAATATTTTGACTTGTGTCTCTACCAAGAATAAGTCTGGGGTTAAGAGTTGAAGTAGAGTTTAATATCCGAACGCTGTCAAAATCACCCGTTCCTACTACATCTAGCTCTACAGCGGGGCCAGTTGATCCTATGCCAACATTAGTATTCTTAAAGTAACTTATATCTTTTCCTACGTTTAATACTTGCTGTCCTCCATTTGCTGCTGCGGCACCATAACTAAAAATGGCTATTGGTTGATTAGTATTATTACTAGCATGTTGAACATAAAGCGCCGAATTACCTGCGCTGTCTCTGCTAAGTAGATTAAAAGTAGTATTTGCTGTGCTTGTTTTAAACCCAAGACTAGTTGTAACACCGTTTACGTCTAACTCTGTATCCGCACCAGCTTTTCCTATACCTAAAAATGAATTATTGAAGTAGCTTATCCCTCTCTTCACACTTAATACTTCTGTGCCTTGTCCTGCTGCACCGTCTCCGTATCTAAATGATGCAATTTGCTGCTGGGAATTTGATTGTGAGGCTTGAACATATAAGGAGTAAGCAGCATCATTTCTGGTAATTAAATTATAATTAATATTACCTTCTCTTGCTCTTAGTGCGGATGCTGTTGCTATGCCGCTAACATCTAATTGAGTAGCAGGACTGGCAGATCCTATACCAACATTACCGCCATTCTTAATTAAAAATCTAGTATGCGAACCTTCTAATATTTCTAAATAATCAGTCTGTGTGTGTCCTTGTGTTAATTTCCAAGCGTTGGTTGCCCCAGTTCTTTTTAAGGCTAAACTTCTTCCTCCCGCTGGTCCTCCGTTTATAAAAATGTCTCCAGTAACTTCAAGAGATTCTGTTGGATTAGTTGTTCCTATGCCAACTCTTTGATTACCAAAATCAAATTTTGCTAATGTGTGAGCTATATTAGCTCCATCTGAAGTGCTAAAGCCTACTATATTTAAACTGCCTCCTTCGTAAGCACCTAAATATGGGTTATTAGCTTGACCTCTTGCTATCAAACCCCAGTTCGACCCATTGTTTAATCTTAATCTACCTTCACTAGCATTAGAATCTAAAAGAACATGAGTAGAATCAGAATTTGAATCACGGACACGGATTTGAGTTTTTACATCTAGATATGATTGTGGATTATCTGTTCCTATACCGACACTACCGCCATTAAACCAACTGCTACCTGCCGAATCAATTCTAACCGCTTCTGTTGTAGTGGAAAACAAAGAGAATAAACCTTTATCTAAATCAGCAGATGTTCCTCTTGGCTGTATACGGGCTATTTTGTAATCATTAGAATGTAAAAATATATCTGCTCCATCTCCCCCAACATCCAAAACTCCTGATGGACCTGTAGTCCCTATACCCACTTTACCATCAGACTTAACAGTAACGTCTACAGTATTGTAGTGCATTAATTTGAGATCTGCACTTTGACCAGCAGATAACTTTAACTCTGTCGCGCTGCCAAAATACTGTGCCTCAAGATGTCTAAGATAAGCAGTGCCATTAGTTACATAAAGGCTACCATTAGCTACTTGAAGACCTACGCCAGCGTTTACTGAAGTAGTTCCAATACCTACATCACCACCGCGAGTGATTCTCATACTTTCAAACAAATCTCCTGGGCCATCAGTTCCTTGAGTAAAGAAAGATAAGCCTTGATAATCTCCATCACTGTTTTCAGATGCCGCTGCAATCATTGCTCTACGACGACCCCCATCCAACCAACTAATCGAACCAAAGTTGTTGTTTTCTGATCCATTAGTAAATAAAACTATACTGTCTTGCCCAGTAGGATTCATTGATGCAGACCCATCTCCATCAGAAACACTATTAGTATTGTAGATATGTAAGCTTCCGCTTCTCGGATTAGTTGTTCCTATACCTACAGTTCTAGTGTCCTCCTGAATATACATTGCTACAGAAGGAGAACTTGAAACTCCTACATCAAACTGTAAAGCAGCATCACTTCTTATTTTTCCTTGACTACTTTGGTTTCTAAAGTAAATACTTCTATCTGTATTCCCTGCACTATCTAACCTCATGTCACCACGAAGGTCGAGTGTAGCTCCAGGACTTGCTGTCCCTATGCCAACTCTAGGGTTTGTGCTAGAGTATGTTAAAAATAAACTTGGGACGTTATCATATAAAGAAAAAGCGACTCCTCCTGCGGTGCTTCCTCCTTGACGAAAACGTAAAACATTAGAGGCACCTTGGTAGCTTGAATCAAATTGGAAAGCTAAAGCTTTTAATTCATTTGTTGTGCTTCCATAAAAAGCACTGGTTCCTCTAAATGTATTAGATCCAGATACCTCAAGTCTAGCAGTAGGAGCATTTGTTCCTATTCCAACATTACCACCTTCTGACATATCAATGGTCATGGCTGTTATACCAGCACCATTATCAAAGCCTTTAAATACTATATCTTTATCATTAGTTGAAGCATGAATTTCTAAATCTTGACTATTATTTGTAATTTTACCAAAAGTAGAACCAGCGTCTTTAAATAGTATATCATTACCTTCTGCATCAAGAATAATATCTCCTGCTGAATCGATTTCAAAGTCACCTGCGGCGACATTAATTTCGCCTTTAGCACTATTATGAAAGATCTGCATATTATTAGCATCACCAAACTGTAGTTGAGCTGAATCACTATCTAAATGAATGCTATTAGTAGTAGTTGCTCCCCTATCAGTTACAGTTTGAAGAGTATCTCCTTCCGCGAATCCAGTGATAAAAGAATTACCACTTATTGTAGGCATATTAGTAAAATCTACAGCACCACTAAAATTAACAGTATCGCTATTTTCAAAAAATACAGGACCAGTAAAGCTTGTGCCGTTGGAGCTACCAATATTAATAGATCCTTGATCATTAAAAAGACTACCTCTGACTCGTAAGGCGTGTTGGACATAAGCTCCAGCACTGGCAGAAGCATAGAAATAATTATGCTCTACAGTTACAACACCGTCATTTCTAACCATGAATAACTTTTGGTTATCGCTATCTCTAACATGAAGAGATGTAGTAGCACTGCCATTCCCCGCGCCTTTAACTTCTAGAGTAGCATCTGGATCATTTACTCCAATGCCGAGTCTACCATCTGCTGTAAATCTCGCTACTTCAGTTGCAGCAGCATTTCCACTTGTAGTAATTCTTACATAATCACCAGCTATCTTTAATGGGTGAGGAGACGCAGTATCTGGATCAGAGGCTAATATTCTACCTTCATTCCCAACAGAGGGAGTTATAGTTATAGCATCATTATTTCCTGGATATCTAATTCTTAAAGCTCCGTTATCTATCCTCGCCGCAGTTCCTCCATCCCCATAAACATGAAGGGCTGATAGAGGAGCAGTCATCCCCACACCAAGATTACCACCAGTAATAAAACTATTACCACCAGTGGCATCTAGTCTTATGGGCGCTGTAGCAGACCCAATAGCTGCTCCACTTGGAGAATTATTATTGAATTCTATTACGCCTGACTGTGGGCTAATTACAATATTAGACATCGTATTTTATTACACTTTTAATGGTTCCACCTCTAGTTTATCTATATCTTTACGTTCTCCGTAGACTACATAATCAAAAGAACCCTCAACTCCTCCTATTTTTATTAGTTTATTTGATTTTTTAATTATAAATAAGTCTTGTTTTTTGCCAATCGGTGTCAAAACAACAGTTATAGACTCATCATGCACAAGCTCTGACCAGTATTCTGGAAGCTCTATTGTTTCTTCATCTGTTGTCCCTCTGACGTAAACTCCGTTTTCTGGTCCCTCTAAAGAGCCGTATTGGAGCTTTTTGTTTTCTTTGGTTGGGTGGTCAATCAAGAAGGACTTGCTGGTAGCAGAGAAGTGTCCGAATACGTCTAGTTTGTTTGTGGGGCTAGATCCTATTCCGACATTACCCGCATTTGTGATTTCTATAGAAGTAGCGGCAGAACTATTCTTTATGAATTGGCTAGAAGAGCTACTAGCTATCCATTGATTTGTGTAAAGGGCTGTCCCTACAACTAAATTAGTACCTACTTCAGCATCTCCATCAACATCAAGATTTCTTGTAGGAGCATGACTACCTATACCGACTCTAGTATTACCACCATCTATGGTGAGAGCTGAATTTGCAGTAGTTTGGCTATTATAAACAAAATTAACTCTGCTATTATCTAAACCAACAGAATAATAATTGCCGCCATTTCTTTGCAGTCTTAATACTTCTGCGAATCCTGCGGCTGCGCCATTTATTCTAGCGTAAGCTCCACTTACATCTAAAACAGTTGAGGGATCATCTGTTCCAATACCAACCTTGCCCTCTGTGATAACCATATCAACAGTGCCAGCCGCATCTGTCGCATTTCTAGCAAATGTTATAGTATCATTAGATCCATTATTGTCAGAATCATAATTGATAAATAGAGAACCTTTTGCATTAATTGTGGAGGTATTAGAACCTAAGAAATCAATTTGTTGGCGATTAGATCCTCTATTAGTTATTTCAACTCCATCTGTCCCATCCCAGAATTTGGCGATACTATTAGTCCCATAGGCAACTGTTCCAACTTCAAATTTAGAAGTTGGGCTGGTTGTTCCAACACCAACTTTTCCGTAAGAGGGATTTAATAATAAGGTATAATTAGTGTTGCTACCAGTATGCCGAGATTCAATGTAAGAAGCATTTGATGTTCTATCTACACCCATCTCTAATGCCATCGCTCCATTTGCGCTGTCGGTCACAATCAAACCGCTTGGATTGGTCTGACCGCGAGTCATAGGGGTATCTACAACAAGTTGTGTTATAGGTGCGTTTGTTCCTATACCAACATTTTGATTTGTTCCTTCTATATAAATAGTATCAGTGTTATTAGTTCCAAAAGCTAGATCTACATCATCTGTTGTTCGGAGTTTCCAGTAACCTCCATTAATGATTTGGAACTCATCTGAATTATTGCTTGGTCCTAATTCAAAATTTGGTCTACTATTATTTCCTGCTACTCCTATACGAGCTTCCCCATTATTAGCATTAGTTCCTGTTGAAATAACACGAACTCCATGACCACTTACAGTAAGTTTGGCAGTTTGTGGATTATTTGTCCCTATACCGACATTACCATCACCCCTTATCTTGAAGTAGGTATCGCCTAAGTTAGAATTTCTTACCTCAAAAGAAGTGTCAGAACTATTGGTTCCTCCATCTACCATTACTCCATAATTAGCTCCTGCGGTTGATTCAGTGTTTGTCAATCTTGCAGCAAAATTGCCGTTAACTGATTTTCTGACATGCAAAGGATAAGATGGATTAGTTGTGCCTATGCCGACATATTTAGTAGTATTTTGGATTGTTATCGCAGTGGCAGCACCTCCTGCACTCGCTGTGCCATCAACTATTCTTAGATCATTATAACCATATTGGCCAATAAACCAATTACTGTTAAGATCAAGACCGTTGTAAGTTGCATTAGCTGAATTTGTTCTAAAGTAAGCTCCAGCGGTTTGGCTTGTAACTTTAATACTTGCATCGTTACGATCTCTTACTGCATTTATGACATCACTATTTCCAGATCCATAAATATAAACATCAGCTCCATTTGTAGAAGTACCCGTACCACTTATTAAAACTTTACCATCTGTTTCATTAGTTGTGTCAGCAACGTGAAGAGTTGCTGATGGGCTAGTTGTTCCTAATCCTACTCTACCTTCGGTTATTATTCCCTTACTAGGAGCAGTTTCGCTTGTTGAATAACTTTGTCCTAGAGTTACTCCTCCCGCAGAATCAACTTTAAATTTATGTCCACCACCCCAAACAAATTTGATGGCGTTGTTTTGATACATCCAAGAGGCATCATAAGTAGAGCCAGCATTGTCATGGAAGATAAGTTGCGGATCATTTTGTTGAATACGAACACTACCACCTGTAATCCTAGCTGTGCCAACCACATCAAGTTTATAATCTGGACTACTTGTTCCAATACCTAAAGAACCATCACCCTTCAGAGTCATTAGCTCTGTGGTATTATTTAATGTCCAATGAGCCTTACTGTTTGTGGCATCGTATCCTATATTAGTTTGGACTTTACCCCAATTGTCTGCGTTGCCATGAATCTTTATAAACCCATCATTAGTGAGCGTATCTGATCCTCCATATAGTCCTAAAGATGAATTTTCTACATTTTTAAATATATTATTAGCTACAGTTATAGCTCCAGTAATATTAACCGCAGTAGTGGTTGTGTTGCCGTTATCACAAACATCTTGCAGTGTTTGAGTCTCCGCAGGAGAGTCGCCTGAAAGGAGATATGGGGTTCCGTTTAAAGTAATTCTATTGCCAGCGCCAGTTCCAGCTACATCACCAGAAACATCAAGTTCGTATGAAGGATTTGTATTTTTAATTCCGACATATTGATTGACTGGTCTACAAACTATAGATGGAGTGTTGCTAGAAGTAACATCTTCTATACCCCAATAACTTGTTGGTATTTTTGAATTAGTAGAAGATCCCCCTCCAATACCTGCTCTCCAAAGATAATTTACTGATCTTCCATATTGAATTGTAGCTCCATAACTTGCATCTCCTTCAAGTTTAATTAGTTCACCATTTGCATCATCCCCACTAACATGAAGAGGCTTACTTGGATTAGTTATCCCTATACCTACATTACCACCACCAGCTTTAAGAGCTAAATGATGTGCAGAATTGCTTGTATCTATAGTAAATAAAGAATTTTGCCACCTTAAAAAAGCTCCTTGGTTAAAATATAAATGCGCTCTACTAGCATCTGGCGTTAAAATAGAAATACCTCCATGAGTAGAGTTCTCTACAATAAGTTCATCTGCTTGTGTAGAGGCTGTTTGGCTAGAAACTGCTGTTTCTACATGAAGCTTTCCGTCTGGAGAATTTGTGCCTATACCAACATTTCCACCTGACTCAAGAACCAAAGTATCAGTAGCTACTCCTGCCTCAATCTTAAATGGGTATGTGCTTTGAGTAATATCTCTAATAAAGAAATCGCCACCTAATCCAAATACACTAAATTCTTGATTACTAGAATCCGTCTCCCTTAAAACTAAACTTGGAGCGGCTGTAGCCATCCTAATTGAACCGCCAACATCAAGAGCATAAGTTGAAGATGGGCTAGTTTGGTTTATACCAACAGTGCCAATAGAAGCGTCTACAAAAATAGCAGTTGAACCACTACTCTTAACTCTAAAATCAATATTTTCTCCACTTGGATTAAAGTTTGCCTCTGTATTTGTAAAATTAACAAGACTATTGACGTTGTTATAAAATTCATAGCCAGCGACTGTGCTATCACTTGTGAATTTGTGATTAGCTCCCGCTACAGCAGGTATAATATCAAAATGTCTAGTTGAGCCTCCTGCTTCTTCGAAACGAATTGCTGCTCCTTTTACATGAAGTTTCGTATCAGGACTATTTGTTCCAATACCGACATTCCCCGCAGTATCGATACGCATGAACTCCGTTTCGGTAGTCCCATTATCTCCAGCGAATAAAAACCCTCCGTTAGAAGAATTAGCTCTAGAGTAGAAATATAAATAATCTCCACCTTTTTCTATTTCACTAAAAGTATTTGTTAAATCAGAATCTGTTAATCTTATAGTAGGAACTGATGAAGCTATCTCTAGTTCTGCACTAGGGCTAAATGGTGGTCCTCCATCGGGGAAAATGAGGAGACCATTGCCATTCATCAGCATTCTTGTTCCTCCTGCTGCCCCGAATTTCAAGTCACTATTATTGTGCCTATATTCAAGAAACCCTTGATAAGCGGCAGCCCCCGCTGTCCCATCAGCAAAATATATACTGGAGCTATTAGAAGGATTAGCAAAGATACTCATGCCTTGCGATCCTGCTCCATCACCAACAACAAGTGTGTTAGCCGCACTACTGAAATCTTGTGGGTTAGTGACACCAATGCCTACCCTATCGCCAAACAATCCAGAGATTCCAGAGATGTGCGGTCCTGTTGAGAGGATCGAAGTTGTTGTGGTATTACCGCGAGTCGTAACATCTTGTAAAGTGTCATTCTCCGCAGGAGAATCGGGAGATAAGGAACACCATTGTTCGTTATACGATTACCAACTCCAGTTCCCAAGAAACTGCCTGAACCAGAGATGTCGCCAATAACTTGTAACTCTGCGGTTGGATTAGTTATGCCGATACCTACTCCATTTACCCCTCCACCAAAGTCGGAATCAACAATGGTCATTTTAGTGGCATCGTCTATATTAAATCTAATATAATTATTTCCTACGGCATTAAAACGGTTGTGAGCCATTTCCATGTAGTAAGAAGCATTATAAGAGTTTCTTATTCCATAAGTATCAGAACTATTAGTAGAGACATCAAGTTTTCTAGCTGGACTAACTGTTCCTATACCTACTCTTGAAGTATCTGAATCTGCTGTGAAAAAGAAATCACTATTATCTCTAGAATAGAATTGAAACTTCGCAGGGGTCGATCCGTTGTCTGGGAGATACCATTGAAGAGATCCATCATTTAACATTAATAACTCATGACGAGGACTTCCTCCTACATATGAGTCGTTTCCAATCGCTAAAGCAAAAGTGTTATGATTGGGAGTATTTACTTGAAGTCTCCCTTGTGGACTAGCTGTTCCTATACCGAAATTGCCAACAGAATTAATTCTGACTTTTTCTTGACCAGTAATAAAAAACTTATGGTCTGTTACCCCATCTGCTCCTTTGGACATTTGGTAATCAGTGCTTACAAATGAGCCATCTGCTTGACGAGTATTAATATTTAATGCTCCACCAGCAAGCTGAATATCAGTTACATTAAATGTGCTAGTTGCATCAGTTTCTTCTAAGAAAATATTTGGGTTTGCCGCATATACATGGAGTTTAGAATTTGGACTATTTGTTCCTATGCCTACATCACCACCTGTAATGAAACTATCACCATCTGATGCAAATCTAATATTTTCGCCAGCGCCATTATATATAGCTAATCTTCCAGCAGAAGAGTCGCTGTGGTTTATAGCGACACCATTTGTGTGACTAGTTCTAATATGGAAATGACCTCCACCTTGTTGTAATACAGTATTTCTTCCAGCAGAACTAGTTAATGCAATTTTAGATTCGCTACCATATACATCTAGTAATTGAGTTGGAGTTGATGTTCCTATCCCCACCTTATCGCTGTATAATCCCGTAACACCAGAAATGTGTGGCCCAGTAGAAAGGATGGAAGTTGTTGTGGTATTACCGCGAGTCGTAACATCTTGTAAAGTGTCATTCTCCGCAGGAGAATCGCCAGATAGAAGATAAGGAATCCCTTCATTTGTTATACGATTACCCGCACCTGTTCCTAAAACATCTCCTGCTCCAGTAATATCTCCATTGACATGCAATGTGGAGTTTGGGGTAATAGTATTGACCCCCATTTTGCCGTCAGGTTTTATAACACTTTTGTAGGTATTTGCTGGCATGAAGATTATCTCTCCAGCCCCGTTAGTTGATTTAAGGGTTACATGGGTGTCAGATATTAATCCTGCTTGATAAGCATTATTAACTTGTCCTATAGTTAAAACTGGAGGAGCTATACCACCAACTGGATTGGATTGGACTCTTATATGACCTGATACTATATCTAATCTCTCTGATGGAGCATTTGTTCCAATACCGACAAAAGTGTTACTTAAATCTATAGTTAAATTACCTGTGTGAGTGCCATTATTCGGGCCAATAGAAAATTTACCATTTTCAGCAGAGACATAACCAGCAGTATCGTCATCTTGTATTAGAACGCCAGCTTTATTATCTGTCGATACAAAGCTAGCAACAATTTCTCCATCTGTTTCTACATCTAGGGGGAAACTTGGATTAATTGTCCCTATTCCTACATTGTCACCATTAGAAGCATTTAAAGCTAACTTACCATCATGCTGTAATGTTATTTCTGCTCCTCCATTACCATCATAGGTTATAAAGAAATCACTATCCGCAGAATCATCTACAAAATATTGGCGAACGGTTTCTGTAGGGTTTGTGAAGATTAATCCTAAATCATTTCCAGTAGCATTAGCTATGTGAAGTTTAGATTGCGGGCTATCTGTTCCTATACCAACTTTACCATCTTTTGCAATATGTAATCTAAGATTATCGCCGCTTGTGTAAAAATTATGTTCACTATCTGCTGTTCCAGCACCATTACCAGCATTATATTTAATGTTTCTTATTGCGCTTGTTCCATTGCTGCCAATAATTATGGTTTGTGATGATGTGCTGATCAGCGGTCTAGCGTAATTACTACCCATGTTACCAAGCAGACCTTTGCCCACTTCAGACATGTATATAGCGCCACCTTGAGTGTCTACTCCAGCCCAACCATTAGCACCTTTGACTTGCGCGGTCCCTTCAACATGAAGATCTGCTGATGGATTTGTTGTTCCTATTCCGACATTTGCAGTATCTCTATCAATCGTAATTGCCTTTGTGTCATTCGCAAATGTTGTGTCGCTAGTGCTATGAACTCCAATGTTAAATTTGTTTGCTGACCCATCATATTGCAGAAAACCACCCATATGGTTGTTTCCTTCTACCAACCTCAACAGAGAGCCAGTTTCGTTATTGTTTATACAATGGATGCTTGCTGTTGCACTATTACTATCACTGCTATAGACAGTAAAATCGCTCACTGGAGTCGCTGTTCCTAGACCAACATGATTATCCGCTCCATTTACGAAGAGAGCGTGTGTGGCAGTATTACCTTCCACTCTGAAATCTAAATCACTTCCACCCTCATTAATTACTACCCCTCCGTTAAGCTGAACAGCAGTTGTTGTCGTGCTACCTCTATCAGTAACAGTCTGTAAAGTGTCAGCTTCTCCAGCCACATCTCCTGATACAAGATAAGGTGTTCCATCAGATGCAGTAATTCTATTGCCGATACCAGTCCCTATGAAGTTGCCAGATCCAGAGATGTCACCTCTAACGTCTAATAAAGTTAGAGGAGTTTCTGTTCCTATGCCAACCTTGCCATCAGACTTAATCTTCATTGCTACGGCATTATTACCAGCTATGAATCTAAGAGCGCCATTAGATGAAGTGGTCGCCATATCGAAAGTTTCATTGGTCGTAAAACCAAAGTAACCAACACGGGTGGTGTTATTACCCATGTAATACTGTTGATAAGCTCTAACTGATCCCACATCTACTGCCGCAGAATCAGAAAACCTTAAAAACTCATCTGTTCCATCACTATTCTCTAAATGTAGTCTTACTTGAGGAACCGAAGTCGCAAGTCCAAATCTACCTGCGCTATCGAGAACAGCGGTATGAGTTGAATTACTACCTCCACCTCTAAGTTGAAGTTTTTGGGAGTTTGATAATTCACCGACATATGTGTTAGCACCTCCGAAAAATATTTGTTTGTTATCCCCATATAATAATGCATTACCTGATACGGTGAGTTTTTCTGATGGATTATTTGTTCCGATACCAACATCTCCACCTGCCTCAATACGCATACGCTCCGTATTATCAGTGCCATCACTCCCATAAAATAAGAAGTTACCGTTTGAGGTGTCATTTCTAGAGTAGAAATAAAGAGAAGCAGAAGAATGCCTTATTCTACCAAATTGATTAGTTCCGTCTGAATCTTGTAACTTAATCTGACCTGCGCTATTAGATATAGTTATATTATTTGTTGTGGTAGCACCACGATCAGTAACCGTTTGTAAAGTATCAGCTTCTGCTGGGTTATTCTCGCCAGTTAAAACTGGAACACCACTAACGAACAAGCCCTGTCCGAACATCCCACTAGTTGGCACATGAACACCACCAGCAAAATCAAAAGTAGCAGTATTGTCACCACTAGAAGTATGATTTCTGTCTTGTCCATCTGCGAAAACAGTAGCTCCTTCGTGGACGGCCTTTGCCTTTCTTCCAGCAGCGATAGTAAAATTACCACTAGCTATATTTTCAGATCCACCAACTGTAGTCGCAGATGTTCCTGTAGCTGTATTTCCTACTCCACCCAAAATAGCGGGGGCATTACTGGGTCCAAGTATGGTATTTGTGCCTCCCGCCCCAATGAATCCCATTGTAGCGAATGATCTATTATTAACTCCACCCGCGATAGTGCTTGCGTCAAAAGAGCCAGAAATTAAGTTGGTGTCTCCCCCTACAATAATATTTTTGTTTCCACCTATTATTTTATTAGTGTGACCTCCAGCTATAACGCTAACACTAGTGCCTGAAAGCAAATTATCTCTACCAGCTCCTATAAATCCAGCGTCTTCGGTGCCACCATCTATAATGTCATTATTATAACCCCCCACAACGGCAGAGTATTTTGTATTGACAATATCAACGCCAGATCCTCCACCAATAAAATTAAAGCCAAGTGTGTCTCCAGATATTTTGTTTATAGCTCCTCCAACTAAGGTGTTAAAGTGTCCACTAATAGTATTTCCTGTTCCTCCAAGAACAGCAGATCCTGTGGCTGGAGATGCACCAATAATTGTAGCACTAGCCCCGATTGCTACTGCTTGATCTGGGAATAAAACAAAAGTGTTACTATGTGCGGATTTAATGGATTCTACGTCTGCTCCAAGAAGTAAACCTTCTGGGCTATCTGTAGAGTAACTAATTGATTTATCAGAATCTCCATTAAAAATAATTTTTGCTCCAACATAATCAGTGTCGGTAGTAGTAGAATTACCTCTATCTAGAACATCTTGCCAATCATCAGAGCCACCACCTCCTGCTGCGTCACCAGAAAGCAAATAAGGGATACCTGTCGGGCCAGTTAATCTACCTGCTTCTCCTGTCCCTAACGCATTACCACTAACATTCAAGTTTCCACCATCTTCGGCATCTCCTTCCAAACCTGCCTCGATTGTAAAATCCCCCACCAGAGTTTGATCTCCTTGATTATAAAGATTTAAATCTGGCCCTTCAACCTCTGGTTCTAAAGTAATTGGTCCTATTGTAAATATTTCCTCATTAAAACCTACCTCACTATCAACAGCTAACTTAAAAAACAAAGGAGTGCCTTCTGGTACACCATCGTTTGCAGTTAATCTTATTTTTTGCCCTTGCTGGATAGAGTTTAAAGGATAATTGCCAACTAAACTGCTTCTGTTTGTAACAAAATCTTTAGTAGCACCTTGCCATATAGTTACATCTCCAAGGGCAACATAACTGCTATCTTCGTTAAAACCTATATCAGCCTCAATAAAACCAGTGGTACCGCTTTCATTTACTGGTTGGTTGTTAAAATATTTAATAGCATTAGCCCTGTTTTCGGCTGTGGTTATACCGCCAGTGTTTGGTGGGCTATGGTTTGTATAGTTTTCATTTAAAACTGTCTCTCCTGAAGATCTAACAAATATTTTATCAAAAGTAACTGTGTTAGCATATAAATAAAACTCGCTAGTATGTACACCGCCATCTTCGTTTACTACTTCATTCCTGATACCAAAATTTCTAGTATAAGTTCCAAATACATCTATGTTTTGAGACCTAGTTAAAGTAAAAGTAGAGTCTCCACCGACTCTGTAATTGGGGAAAACTACAGTTCCATCAGTATTTAAAATACTTATTCTTTGTTCTTTAACAAATGGATCAGCAGCTATCTGTGCCGCAGAGGTTAATGTCTGACCATTCCTATTTAATATATTAAATTGTAGAGTTGGTGTATCAGTGTAAACTCCACTTCCAGTTGGTATTTTTGTTAAATCTGTGGAGTCAACTGTGAAAGAAGGTTGAAATTCATAAATCTCTCTAGTGGTAAATGGTCCCTCGTAGTAACCACTGGTTGTTATTTCAGCAGAGGAGGTTCCAATACCTATCTTTCCTGTTTCATCTGAATTGGCAATTGAAGGATTACCCTTATAAATAGCGAAGAAAGCTCCAGAATACTCTTGGCCTTTTAAAAAATTGTAAGGAGTTGTATTTCCAATTCCTAAATACCCATCAGCTTCAGATCTTAAATCGCCATTTGGAGTTGACCCGCCGATAACTGTTGCACTTCCTGAAAATAAATTAGCAGCAGCGATAGCAGAAGCTCCTATAGATACAGGAATTGTAACTCCAGCACCTACTATCGTTGCGAATTCTACATCATGCCAACCTGAAGCAACAGCTTTTGCATTTAAGTAACCACCTGCGCCAGTAGAATTTATAGCATGAGTCCTAGCCTCTAAACCGAAAGCATACGCCCCTCCCTCTTTAGGAATTTTTAATATTGTAAAGCCTGTTTCAGTCATTATAGGAGGGTTATTCTATCTAAAAATGATTTAGAAAATGTTAAAGTTTCATCATAAACAACAAATATTCCAGATGATGCGTAGTCAGAATCAAAGAAAGCGTTTCCACCATCTCCAGCATTATTGCCTAAAGCATTCACACTAAAGTTAAATACACCCACTTGATTTAATCTGTCGAACCCACCATTGGTAGCTGTTGTTGAATCATTAATTGTTTGTCCATTTGGCAGCGTCAAAATCATATTATAGCCTGTGCTATCAGCTACAGCCGACCAAGATCCTGTTACAGTGAATGTTTTGTCGGTTAAGTTAGGAACTCCAGTTGTTACAGAACTAATGCTTGGAGGGCTTAAAGTTTTATATGTAACACCATTAATTGTTTGTGCTACTTGATAACTAAATGTATTAGCTTTTTCTTCTATACTAATATTTTTATCAATAAGATTAAATTTACCAGTATTGTATTTTGTAGCTGTTACTAAGTATTCATTAGGTGCCTCTTCTTTCATGGAAATAACCTTGTATAAGAAGGGGTCTGCATCTTTTATTTCAAATTTCGCAGGACTTCCTAATTTAACAAAAGGTAATATATCTGGCTTATCGAATCCTGAAACTAATGATCCATATGATTGGTTTACCACTAAACCCGTAACATTTAAAACAGATATTTGGTCTGGAGATATAGCGTCTACTTCAGAGACAGTTATCCCTCTCGTATAAGTGTCTAAAGATTCTATACCGCTGAATACAGCGGCTGCCCCTCTTCCAGCGCCAGTTGCAGTCATGTTTATAGCTGCCAATTTACCAGTATTTAAATCAGCTAATGTTTGAGTGCCTGTTAATTCAGATATAAAATCCCCACCATTCAAAGATTGTGCGTCTCCAGATCCAAAAATCCAACCAGTTACTCCTGTTTCGAAATAAAGATAAGTCCCACTTTCCTTTAAGCCTGTATACAAAGCATACTCTTGGAATCTAGTATCATTTAAGCCTGTAGCTTCCGAATATCCTTCTGTGTATCCTGAAAACCCATAATCTCCAGTATACCTTACATAGCTAGCTCCACCTAACCCTGTTACTGTAAAACCATAATACCTTTGCCTAATTGAGTTGGCAGTCAGCGTTAAATCTTCATAAGAATCTGCGCCTGTTGGATTGTATACGCTTAACACTCCCGTATTCATGGTAGTGTTAAATTCATTTGTTAATCTAATAGTTTCATCTGTTAAGTTAACACTTAAAACTTTGCCGAAGTTTGCTTTGTTTGTTTTTAATTCATCTTCAATTACTACAAGATCTCCAGGTTTGCATAGAAGGGTTTCTAATCCTGCTGTGAAGGCAACTTGTTGATTTTCTTTTATCTTTGAAAAAATTTGATGTTGAGCTGTTCTGCGAGCCATAGCTCTTGAAGTTATTCCAATGCCTTCTATTTTTTTCTTAAAAATACCTCTTTCTTTAATATCTTCTTCGTCCTCTACAACTTCAATTTTGGGTGCGAAATTATCAAATCTATCTCTATAACCAACTTCTATACAATTGAATTGTTCGTCTCTTCTATTGTTTGAATAAAAGAAAAGTCCATCTTTGACACTTTCATTAGTAAAAAGATTAACAGCTTCTCTGGGCCTATCATCTACAAAATTTATTTCTGAATTACTAAAAAATGTTCTACCTCTAAACAAGGAAGCTATAGTGTTAATAGCGTCAAAAATCTTTTGTCCTTGGTCAAAAACTATATTGCATGAAAATCTAGGCTCTTTTCCACCCCTGCCATCTGTGACACCCACAAAGTAACCATCGTCATCTACGGCATCACAAAATCTTCCTATTTTATACAGTTGCCACTTATTAATAGTTTCGACATCCAAATGAGTTCCCATGCCATATCTAGAACTTGTAAGCAAATCATACAAGATCCATGCAGGGTTATCAGTCCACATCAATTCCTCATGGAAAGATCCGTCCCAATCTCCTTTATAAACTAATTTATTTGTTTTAGTTGTATTATCAAAAACTTCTTGATTAGCATAATATCTTTTATCGACACCATTTTTTGTAGGGAAATAGTTACTTGGTAGCTTAACTTTTTTTAATTTACAATCAAAACTCCTTCTAGGTATATTGCCGAAAGCCCTAGAATCTAATTTAGTACCTACTATCGCAGAAAAAGGATAAGGTAAGTCTACATCGATTATTTCTGTTACTTTTCTTACGGAAACTATTTTTGACAATAACACAGAATTAGATTCATATGAGAGCTTAGTTACTTTGACATATCTTTTTTGAGTGCTGTCCTCTTCAATAGTACCAGCCTCTATACCTCTTTCTCCATCAGAAGTTAAAACAGATTGTCTTGTGGTGACTGTTTCAGGTAGTTGGAAAGGTTTTGATAAATAGTTCAAGCTATCATTTGAGCCATTTAGTTCTATTATAAATTCTCTACCAGTTGTAGCTTGATAATCAGGGTTACCTATATCAATTAAAGTGTTTCCTTCTATAAGGGCTACAATCCTGTAAGTATATTTTCTGAAAGGTATTTGTCCTTCTGATCCATCACTCTTTTTTCCTATCTTACCTGTTTCTACCTCTATATTTAAAACAGAAGGGAAGGTGGTTCCTATAGAAATATCTTTGTTGTCTTGTCCTCTACCCGTCCTGACATCATCTACATCTTTAATTAATGTATCTTTTAGTTCTGTTATGTCTAAAGTAATAAATACCTCTTCGACATTCGGGTTGTATATTGTATGGACAACAGGAATAGCTCTTTCATTAAATGCCGCTAAAGAATTTTCTCCCCAATCTGAATAATTTCTTGTTATTGCACGGGCATCTTTTCTTTCGTCATCGCTTCCTTCATTTAATGGTAGACCGTTCTCTAGACTTGTGTTGAAATTAGTAGCTGTCTCGCCCAAAACATTGCTTCTTGTAAGCATAGAAGAGTTAGGCATTATCCGTTGAGGAGCATTGTTTTGATCTCCTATAGAGTTTGGATTGCCATCAGATCTAGCGGTCCCAAAAGGTCCGAAGAGTTCTCTATCATATAGATGATCTATAAAAACTTTTCTAAAAAAGTCAAAAGGTTGTTGAAGTTCTGTTCCCTTTCTTAGTTCAGCTAAAACATTACTGTAGTTATATTTTAAACTAGGTGCGGGGATATTATTTATTGTGGTTTCTTGCTCAACAATTTGGTCTCTTATCTCCAGAGTTTTAGCGTATTTAAAAGAATTTAAATCACTTAAAGCAGCAATAACTTCTTGAGGTATTTTATAAGTGTGAGAACTGCCGTATGGGAAATCGTTACCTTTGTTAGTTCTTACAAGGCTTGTGATTGTATCATTTTCGATTGGAAACTCAAAAATTAAAAAGCCATGCATTGCGCCAGTTAAAGTCCCATCAGCGTCTATTTCTGGACAAGTAAAATCCGTTACTCTCATTCCAGCATTTTCCATAACTGCAAGTAAATTGAAATCATATTGCGATCCAACTGGAAAGGTGGTCATATTGTAAAGTTCTGTTCCATCTACAATAGATTTATCTAGATTAGAATTAGAGCTTTCTACTTTTACAGCAATAACTCCACCGTAGTTAGCTGCGTCCAAGTGAAATCCGACCAAATCATTAACTTCAGCACCATTAAAGCCAATTCTATTTAAAGCTCTTAAAGCCAAATCTCTTTGAAATAAATTGCCACCTTCTTGGTTATTATTTACATACAAATCATAAATAGTATTTACCTCTGGGAGTAATAAATCATTAATTTCTCGCTCATTTTGGTTAAAAGCTCTATGAGCTGTTACATTTCTTAACATCCCCAAGTTATTACCTTGATAGTGTGTTATTAAATCTGGCTGGAAAGAAAAAATGAATTTAGAAGAGGCTAAAGTGGAATCTGCCCATAAAAGACTATTTAAATTCCCTGCTGGCCTATTATCTTGTCTGAAAGCTGCGTTTGAATCGTTATAACCAGTTTGTTGCTCATCGTTTAGATACCAATTAAAAGTTTGAGCGCCAGCAGACCCTCTATATTTTACAAACCCTCTAATGTAGACACCTACATTGTATAAGCTGGCTGGTCTCAAAGGTTCCAATGGACTTGCGGGTCTAGATCTCGTTGTGCTACCTTCTTCGTGAGTACTAACTCTGTCATTTGTTGTTTGTCTTATGAAAACCATCGCCACATCTGTAGAAGATGAACCTTCATCATTATCTACCCCTCCAGCAGTGCTAGAATTTAAAGCTGTTATTCTTCCATCAGAGCTTCTAAGATCAGCTTCTTGTAATTCTTGGAAAAACTTACTACAATAAGTGACCCCTTCAGTGCTATCTAACTGCATGTTAAGGGTTTGTATTGTTTCAGTTTCTAAAGGTGTCAATTGATCTAATTCCCTTGGGGAATCAGTTGTCACAGCTACGGCGGTATCATCTAAATAAATACCCTGCAACATATTCAAGCCGTCTACAGTCTCTCCATTGGCATTAACAAGACCCTCAATTGGTCCATCGCTGACCAAATCTAATGTTTCTGCATAACTGTATGAAGCGCCATACTGCAACTCACCCATAACAGGAGGCTTATAAATTGGGGGTTTTGGTTTCTTACTACCACCACCCCCAGCAATACTAAGTTTTTTGAGTAAATGCTTCATTACGTTAGGTCCACTCTATTGCCTATGAATACAGGATTAGACTTACTGCCGCCCAAGGCTTTTTTGGGTGTTTGATGTTGTGGGAATGATTTAATGGTAGCTTGAACAACTTGCGAACCAACTTTCAACCTTCCATATCCTATGGGGACAGGAGAGCCTTGACTAGCCACGTTTACTGTATTTGTAAATATCAATGATGACTTAGAAGCGTCAGCTTCAATTTCTAAAGCTTCGACTTCAGGTTTCGGTGTCAAAGCGTATGCAATAACTGCAAAAAATAATGCGCTAGCTATATTTGCTAATAGAGCGCTGCCTCCAACTAATGGCAAAAAGAAAGCTGGTCCTGCCCCTGCGATAGCTGGCACCAAATCTATTGTTTTAGGGTTTTTTACGCCAGAGATATGCTCTTCTTGAGTGACTCTTTTTTTATTAATAATAATGTCATAACAGAATCCTTGTTTTTGTAACTCTATTAATCTTTTAATAAAACCTTGTTTGTTGCAATCTATTGCCTCCAATACATTTTTGGGATTAGATAGTTCAAACTTAAAAGAACTTCCATATTCCCTCGCCAAAATTCCATGTATTTTTATTAGAGTCATTTTACAGCCTTAATCCTTTCTAATATATTTACATCAGCTTCTATGGTTTTGGGCGTATAAATATTTATTTTTTTTGTATTTAAGCTGTAAATCAAAAAAGGTTGACAACAATTATCAGACATTTTTACATCAAACTCTGATTCTTTTTCATCTCCCATTATATGGCTATGAAAAACTGCGACCATAGCATAAGAGTCTTTAAACATTAAGTAACTTAAAGGATTTATTAAAAAATATGATCTAGGGTCATCAGAAGCATTATCTTCCAACTGAATAATAAATTCTTTATTTTCATAATCATACCCTAGAAAACCACATATTTCTTTAGTGAAATATTTATGGGCTATCTCTTTTATTTTATGAAGAGCTGAAACCTCTCCTTTACACTTGTACGTTTCTGCCATAACTAAATCCATCAGTTCCTGGGAATCCTCCAAATCTAGGGTTTTCGGGTGTTGGGTTGGCCAAAAGCGTTTCTGGTGCTTCTTGATATTTTTCTTCTATAGCTTCGAACTCCCCACTACCTGTTAAATGGTATGGGCCTACAGTATGTATATCGACTAAACCGTTTCCTATCGCATCGCTACCAGTAGTGCCGTCCCACCAAGCAACTAAACGGTCACCAGTAATACCTGTAAAATTATCAACGCATTCATAATAATTACGAGGCGCATAATCGAATGAATTTGTGGTGACATTTGGAGTCCTTATTCTTTTGTATAAGAAATCTATCTCTTCTTGATTTATAGCCCTGCTCCATACCGCCCAAGGTCCAATACAGCCATTCATAGAAGTAGTGTAAGCGTCTGTTTGCGGAGGATCATAACCTATTCTTCCAGCATAATATTCTACTGCTCCTAACATAAATGTTTGAGGAAGTGCTTTTTTGCCGAATGGATCAAAAGTCATTGCTGTTCTTTCTGCCAAACTAGCAAAGTTTCCAAGGTTATCTGCTATTCTAGCTCTTCCAGCAGCGCTCTCTGTTTGTCGAGAGTTAGCGGTGTTACTAGCATCTTTACTAACTCCATTTACAAAAAAACGTATCATGGTATCTTGATCGTTATCTTCGCCGTTTATAAAATTGGCAGTATCTATGCTATTGGTAATTACATAAAGGTGCCACTCCCTTGAGTCTCCAGCTTGTTGTTCTTCATGTAATGTCACGTTTCTATAAGCATTTACATTATCGTTTTGACTAGTCTGATTTATTAAATAACCACAATAATTTGCAGCAATGATGTTTCTTTTTTCTCCTCTTATTTTTGCTGTGCTATTACCTGCTCTTATGTTGTTTAAGCTTGTGTTGGCATTAATATTTAAAAACTGCATATTAGGCCAGTTTTGGTCATCTCTAGGAGATGTGCTTAAAACTCCAGCGCCGACAGGGCTGTTGATGTTTACATTTACCCAGCCCATTATAGTCCATGCTCCAGTAAAATGCCCAGTCAATCCATCTACCGTTGAATGAAATAATCCCGTATGGGCAGGAATCTCTGGATCGTCTTCGCTAGACATCCCCGATATTCTTACTCCACTAAAGCCACTTTGGATGTTCTGCCCTGCTACAAAACTAACTAAATCAATATCATTAAATCTTTTTCTGCAAGCTGATAGTTTTTTAGTACACCCATCTTTTTGCCAGTAAGTGGGGTTGCCATCTGGAGATTGTCCACTATTACCAGAAACACACACAAAGACTGTTTTAAGAGGTGTGCCGACTTCATTAGGATTTAGACTAGCTAACGTAATTGTTGGGCTTTCTTGTATGGCGATATCTCCTTTTACATAAGCTCTTGTCGAGTCCCATAACGCCGAAGGATCATCAAAAAATGAGACAGGTGAGTTTGCAGGAGATTGATAGCTAGGCACAACGGGACCACCAGTGGGGTCGAGAAAAGACTCGCCGTCATCTCTTTCTATGGGTAATCCAGCGTATCTACAACCCTCCCCTCTATATTGCCAATAGCAAAACTTAGATACAATACTCCTATTGTTTACAGTAAAATTTTCTAAGTCCAGTGGAGAGTTTAATTCAAACTCAACAAATATTTTTGACTCTTGAGTTTTTCTGCCCATCAGCCAAGTCTCATCGGTTAA